AATTCCTTTGAAAGTTGTTCGAATAATTGATTTGGTGTTTGTTTCATAATTATATTATTGTAATAATGTTTCTATATCGTTAAAATAATCGTTAATCATATCTGTCCCAATTACGACAGCAAAGCTTTCTGGATTATCTCTGTAATATTTTATTGTTTCTATTTTAGCTAATTTGATTGATTTTTTAATATCCTCAAATCTAGCTTCTAATTTATTAAAAGCTTCTATACGTTCCTCATGAAATTTAGATGCTTTATTTTTGTTTTCTTTTATATTACGGTTATACATATTAAAATAGTTTTTTAACTACCATTCCTGATCCTTTTTGTACATATGTACCATCTTTTGTTTTAGGAACTAATTTATATTTAAATTGTTTTGTATAAGCGCTATCAGTAACCCCATCAGGACCTGCTTTGGGACCAGGGCCTAAACTAGCGCCTACTCCTTCTTGTAATTGAGCCATTTTAGACTTTACAATATTTTTAAATTCTTCTGCTGCTTCTTTACCAAAGTTACCGTCAACAATTCTAAACATTTTACGATATTGTCTCATCATATCTTCAGCATATGTTTTAGCATTTAATGATGGTGATTCATTTTCATTTAATATTGAATTTGATAAATTAACATTAACATTATTTCCACCTTTTAAATAGTCTAAAACAACTAAATAATCGTCATTTGATAATATTAGATCATAATTATTTATTTTATATTTAATTCCAAATTTATCTAATATTCGTGTTGATAATTCTATATCATCCAAAGTACCGGGTCTAAATGTAATAGCTTTTTCTTCATTTATATCCTCTTTATCTTTTTTAACTAATTTATATCCTAATTTAGTTAAAGCACCTACATTAGGTTTAGAACCTTTTTTTCTAAAAGCATAAGGTGTATTATAAGCACCAGCTGCACCTGACATTGACGCTTCGTCTACATCAGCTTCATCCATTTGACTTCTTAAAAGTGATTTCCAATTAACCATTATTTGAGCTACTCCTTTTATAAACTCTGGGTTTTTTAGATCACCTTTAAATTTACCAAATAATGCTCTTAACTCTTCTCTAAATTCAGACACTGCTCCTTTTGGTTCAAATGGTTTTGAATCTGGGTCTTCTGGGTTTCTTAAAAATCCACTATAAGCTTCCCCAAACATTTGTATTCTTTTATATTCGTCTGGGTATTCGTTTCTAAGGTGTTTTCTGATTTTATTTCTTATCGATCTTGCTTCTTCGTAAAACTCTCTGAATTTTTCATCGTCTTTGGTTTTAGTGTAAACACCTTTAGAAGTAGAAATTAATGCATCAGCATCATCAAGTAATTTATCAAAAGCAGGGAGGTTAGTAATTTTCCAAGATATTTGACCCGTTTCAGGATTTATATTAGTAACAGTAAATTTGGTATCACCATCTTTACTATAAGTAACTTTTCCTACACGTTGGTCATCTTTTGGAATTCCTGTTTCCTTTTCAGCCGCTTCAGGAGAAGCAGTTTTAGACATTTCACTAAGTTTATACTTGTACGCCATTTGCTACTTGTATTTCATTTATTAATTGATAATAACGTAACAAATCAACTAAATTATCATCTCCAACTTTATCAGTTTTCTTTAATTCAGTTAAAAATTTAGATACCTCAGTAATTTTTATTTGGGTAGCTTTATCTTTAATATTTTTAGTTTCTTTAACTAAAGTATTTTTTAATTCATTAATTTTATTATTATAAAAATTTCTTAAATCAGGGGTTGAATCTACTGAATTAATATATTCTTTAAGTACTTGTTTTTGATCATTAGTCAATGAATCATATTTATCGTTAAATTTTTCTAGTAATACTCTGTATGTTAAGGTTCTTACATCTTTATCATACCCAGAAAATTCTTCAAGTACTGTTTGTTTAGCATCTTGTTTAATTTCTTTTTTAGTTAGATGTTCTAATAAAGTAATTTTATTATCAACTAGTTGTTTAGGGTGGGATATTTCTTTACTATTAATTCCTTCAATTAAAGTATATAAAGCAGCTAATTCTTTATAATCAGATATTTTAGAACCAAAAAAGGATTCTAAATTATAATGTTTTTTAATTTCATTAATTAGATTATACTTTTGTTTTTTTAAAGATTTTCTGTTAAATTTAGTAGATGCTTCTAGTAAGGTATCAATTACTAATGTAGCTCTACCTTCAGTTATTACTTTTGATTTTAATATAGACTCATAAAGTTTATATTCTTTACCTAAAGAAGTATTAACAAAATATTCTTTTAGTATATCTATTGCTGGTGAATTACCACCTTTTAAAGTATCAGCGGTAATTTGACGTACTAACAGTTCAAATAATATACCTGTATTTTTGTACTTTGAGTGTTTTATTTTCATCAAAAAATATATTTATTTATAAATATTAGGAGGAATTTACTTCTTTAATTGTTTCTCATCTAATAGTGAAGTACTATCTTTATCTTCCTCAAATACTAATTGTTTTTTACTAGGTTGGGGGATGTTTTTAAACATATCCTTATTTTTTAAATATGTTATATGAGCACTTTCAAGTGCTAATGGTCCTCCATTAAATTTAGGTTTAATAGAATTAGAATCATTTTTATCCTTATCCTTCATACGTTTAACTCCTAATCTATCTTTACCAAAATTATCATCTTGTGTATTACGTTTTACATTAGTGTCTTTTGGCCTACCTAATTTAGGATCATCTGCAGCATATTTTTCTGGATCTGGGACACCACCTGGGTTTGTATACATTCTTCCACTACCATATAATGAAGCCAAATCATGAGGTGTACCATATGATTTACCCGTTTCAACTGGGTCGTTACCTTCTGCTTCAATTTGTGTTATTCTAAATTTACGTTTAGCATCTTCTCTAGATAAATCTCTGTATTCATCATATTGGTCTTCACTAAATTGATATACATTATCATAAATCCAATCAGATGGTACTAAATTTTGTTCTAGTAATGTCCCAGCTAATTCAGTTTTAGATTTAAGTAACTCAATTTTTTCTTGTTCTAATACAATAGATGGACTAGCCATTTCTAATGTAAAATTAGTTAATGTTTCGTCTGTGTATCCTTGAGTATATAGGTGGACTAAAGCAATTTTATTTAATTCTGATAATACTATTCTTTGTAGTCTTTCTATAGTACGAGCAAATCTAATATCTTGTTGTGCTAATGTAGCTTTACCCTCTACTCCTTCTTCATAACCTAAAAAGGCTTTAGGTATTTTAAGTGCTGCAAATAATTTACCTCTTAAATATTCCACATCTTGAATTCCATCATACTGTAGCCCAGGTGTAGTTTCTATTTTTGTGGTAGCATCATTGCCTCTAATTGGAATATAAAAATCTTCTAACATGTTTTGCATGTTATACTTTAAATTATACTCACCAGTTTTATTATCTTGAAATGGCGTGCGCTTAAGTTGTGAAATAGTTTTTTGCATAAACGTTTCTATTTCATTTGGAGGGATAGACCCAACATTCATATAAAAAATACGCTTTTCAGGAGCACGAGCAATTCTATGAATTAACATTGCATCCTCCATTAACACATATTGTTTGTAAAGTTTACGTGCGGGTTCGATATAAGCTCTACCATAAGGAAGATAATTAACATCTGATATAAGTCTAAAATGAGCCATTTCATAGTTATCAAAGAATATACCAGTTTCATTCATTAAATTTCCACCACCAGCTCCAGGTACAGGGTACATACCAGAACTTAAATTATCCATCCCATCAGGAGCATACCTGTATCTTATTGCTGATGGGTTATCTGGGTCAAATGCTTCTTGCCTTTCAATATGATATGCTGTGTAAGGGATAACATTATAAACCCCATATTTTTCGGCTATTTCTAGTTTTAAAAAGAAATCTCCATATTTACACATTTGACGAACCCACATCCAAAGATTAAACTCAATGTTTAATACATCATAAAATAGGTTATATAATATTTTTTGTATATCTTCGTTAGCACTTCTAATTTGAAGTACTTCACCCATATCATTTTTTAAAGTTGATTCATCTGCTAATACATCTAAAGCAGAAGCAATAATAGCATCTTGATCCATCAAATCATATTCAGAATATAATTGTGGTCTAAGGTACTGGTAGTTCATGTTAAATTGAGCACCATATAATGAAGTAGGACTAGTAGAATATATTCTATTATATCTATCAACTAACGAATTTGTAGCAATTTCTCCTGTGGATTGTATTTTACCACTATCAATTACTTTAACTTGGTTTCCACCTACATTTCTTATTACAACATCAGTTGAAAATAATCTTTTTAATCTTGAAAATACGCTTTTATCAGCCATAATGTGTTGTTATTATTATAAATATGATTTAGAAAAGCCATCTAATGTCTTCCTTACCATTTCCAAAGTTTTGTTCATATGGATTTTTATTATATGGGTTACTTCCATAACCCCCTTGGTAAGGTGTTCTATTAACTGACATATTACTCAATGCATTTTTAGCTCCGTCTAAACCTTTTTGTCTTAATCTTAAAGCAGTATCTCTAATATACATAGCAATACCAAAAGACATTACTAAATCATCATTATATCCACTTTGAGCTTCTGCTCTATTATTTTTCCATATAAAGGTTTTCATTTCTTCAATTAACCTTTTTGATTGTATTGTTACTCCTTTATCACTAATGTATTCTTGAAATTTACCTATTACCATAGGGCGTGTTCTAGATGACATTGTAAAACCAGCTACCATTTTTGAATGATCTTGGTACTTATCAAAATACGAACTAGCATTTGGGGAATCACTCTTTTGTGAATAGTAAAGGTTAGGATATTGCCTATCTAGAGCAACTTGTATAGTTGCCCAGCCAATATTAGCATTTTCTATTACTAACATTGCTTCATTATATTCAGTAGCTAAACCAACTAATAAGTGTCCAAATTCTTTTGTACCTAATTGCCCTTTATATTCTGCAACTTGTACATTATTTGATACATCAATTACATGACATGCTGAATAATCTTTACCATCTCCACGAGCAACATCAGCTACTACTACATAATCTCTTGTATAATCAGGTGATTCCCAAACCCATAAATTTTGGTCTGCACCTCTTCTTTCCATAGGGTCTTTTGCATAGGTTTTTTCATAAAAATCTATATATTCAGGATAAAATACAATATCACCTGATGTGCTAAAGTCACAGTCACATTCCTGTGCCGCCATTCTAGGATCACCTAGTAATTCATCTTGTTGATCTCTCCATTTTTGATCTCGTTCTGGGTGGACAAACCAAGGTAATTTAATAGGTAAAAATTGATTTTCACTAGATTCTGCTCTAACCCATGTTTGATGAAACCAATTACCAGTACCATAAGGGGTTGATAATGCTATACAACCACCCCCAGTTGCTAATGTTTGTTGTGCTGATGCCCAAATTTCTCCAATATTATCAATAAAAGCTGCTTCATCAATAAGTAGTAGAGATACTGCTTCAGATCTACCTGCATCACTTGAAGCTGATGTTGCCTTTATTTGGGACCCATTTACTAACCTTAAGGTTAATTTATTATTTTCAGCTGCATCTACTTTAAGCCATGAAGGTAAATTTTCATACATGAACTTTACTTTTGTAACCATGTTTTTAGCTGTTTCTTGTTTTGTTGCAATACAAAGAATATTTTTATCCTTATGAAATATCATTAACCATAAAGAATAACCTGCGGATAACGTTGATATTCCTAACTGTCTAGATTTTAAAATAATTGAATAAGGATTATCGCGCATTAGCGTTAATACTTTTTCTTGGAATGGATATAAATTAAACTGTATACGTCCTCTTTGTGGGTGCTGTATATAACAGTATTTACGCATAAAATGCACTGGGTCTCTAGCACATTTTAAATATTCTTGACGTATTACCTTTTTAAGATCAGCCATATGTTATTTTAGTAAAAATATTACCCCTAAAACAGCTACTATACCTGCTCCACCCATAAGTTTAGTTTTTATTTTTTGTGCCTTTAAATCTGTTTCTAACTTTTTTGACAATTTTTGGGATAAGAGTAATTGATCTGATTTTGTTAGTAGGATAGAGTTAAAGTTATTAACTTTATTATTTAAATTAAATATAACACTATCTTTTAAAACTAATTTTTGTTCAAAAAGTTTAATCTTATCTAAAGTAAGAGCTAATTCATTTTTAATTCCATCTCCAGTAATAAGATCTTTAATTACTAATTTGGCTATTGGTCTCTTTAATTGAATCGAGGTACTGTCCGTAACGTTTTGTGAAAAACTTTTCGAGCTCATCATCATTAAAGCTATCAACAGCATCAACTTTGGTACTAATTTCATATCTTAAGTTGTTTATTCTGTCATCTTTAAGATCAAGTTGTTGATCTAATTTGCTTATCTCCACATTTAATGTGTCGATTTTAAAAGTCAATTCGTCATTTTCATGATGTAACGAATCAACTTTTTGTTCTAATGCTATTATCTTAGCATTATATTCTTCTACATAATCTTCTCTTTTTTCAAAAAAGGTAAAAATTATGATACAAGCTCCTAATATAACTAATAGGTTAAGATTTTTTTTTAACCACATTCTTTTACTTATCTATAATAGCTTCTAATTCCTTTTTTAATTTAGTTTTAGATTTTAATAAATTTAATACCATTTCTTTTTCTAAACCTTCAGCTTTAGAATACTTTTTAGCTAATGACTTCATTTCACGAGTTAATAAAGCTAATTCTTCTTTTGCTTTAGCTAAACCTTTTGTTTTTTTAAGATCTGCTTTAGATGGTTCTTTATCTTCATCTTCTTTCATTGCACCTCTTTTAACAATAGCATCATATGCTTTACCAACATCACCTTTATATAATTGGTCTACTATTTTTTTACCTAGTTTTTCTAACTGGGTATCATCTAAAGAATGTTTTTTACCAAATCCTTCTAAATAAAACATGCCAATGTCTAAATAATCATAAAAAAAGTCTTCACCTTTTGGTGTAGCATCTTCTTCAATACCAGCTTCTTTTTTAGCTGCTTCAAGATCTTGGATAGCTGCAGTTAATTCTTTAGTTTTAGCAATTTCTGCATCAGTATCCTCAGATAGGGTAGAAATAATATTTTCTCTGATATAATTTTTTAATTCAGATTTTTTCATTATAATAGGGTTTTATTATAAATATGTTAAAGGCCTGTAATATTTAATATTTGTTGAATACGTTCCTCTGTAGATCCAGATATTTTTTCTATTTTACCCGCTTTATGTCCATATCTTTTAATTAATGTAGTGATAGTAAAATCAATTAGATCTCTATAATGTTCATCTGTTTCTCTTACTCCATTATCTTCAATATCTATTCCATAAGGAGAAATGTAAAATATATAATCATACTCTCTAATAAATTCTTTAGCATATTCTTCAAATGCTTCCTTATCTTGATAAGGAATTGATTTTGCGTTTAAAGTAAATGCCATAACATCTATTACTGTTCTATCTGTGATAATATCTGTTTGAATTAATTCAGCACAACGTTCAGCTAAAAATACAGTTTGACCCTTTAATGTTGAATCAGTATTTAATGGAATACCCTGTTCCATTAAAAACTTAGAACGTTCTGTTCTAAACATATAATCTTTAAATTGTTTTGTTTCTTTTAAAGCATTAACTAATGTAGTTTTACCTACACTCATTGTACCACATAAACCTATTTTCATATCTTAATTTCTATAATCTGAAAGGTGTG